CTCCACGTTCCCAGCGTCCCGTCGCAAACGAGCAACTTGGCGGCGCTGAGGTTGACGTAGCCGACGACGTTCGACGTGAAGCTGTCGAGCAGGGTCATCGAGTTTGAGGCGGAGCGGTTGAAGATCAGGAACGCCAGGCCGCTCGAGGCGGTCTCAAGAGGCATCGAAATCGTGGCCGCACCGCTGGGGGTCCAGCTCTGGATGCGCCGCGAGCTCGTCTTGAGCGCCCCGCCCGTGGTCGTGGGCTGGTCGCACAGGGAGCCGAAGGGAGCCTCGAGCGTGTTGCGGGAGGCCTTATTGATCGGCCGGCGGAGGCGAACCTTGACCTGCGTCACGGCCGTGTTGCCGCTCTTCAGGACGCATTCGCCGATGGCCGCGTCAGAGTCGCTCGTCTTGGTGACCACGTTGGCCTGAAGGCCGTTGGTCGTGCTGTTCTCGCGGACAGCGATCAGGTCGCCGACTTCGAACGTATTCGAGGGGCAACTGAACCAACCGGTGAAGTCCGGGAAGATCCCCAGGCTGAAGGGGCCAGCCGACGTGCTGTCGACGCCGTCGGTGGCCAGCTTCTTGTCACGGGCCACGCCACGGAAGCGCTGCGCGAAATACCGCTGGTTGCGGGCTTCGGTCCCCTGGTCGGGCATCGAGGCCGCGTTGAGCGGGGCGAGCTGCGTGTCGTCGAAATACATGAGATCGAAGTTGTTGCACGTCATGCTCGTGCCGCCGATGAAGTAATCGTTCTCGGCGAGTGGCGTCGCGTCGGGCGAGGGGAGCTGCATGGTCGACATGTCGGCCTCGTGTATTTGTCAGTGGTCAGTTGTCAGGTCGGAGAAAAAACGTCCGTTGTTGCGGCTTGCCTCGCGGCGATTCTCAGTAGCCCAGCGACTTCATCGCGTTGCCCAGGCTGCTGAAATCGACTTCCCCCGGAACTCCGGAGACGGTCGCGGTTTCGGGGATGCCGCGTCGGGCGACTCGGGTACCGCGGGCGTCGCGGTCTTCTTGTTTCCAGGTCTCGATCATGGAGCGACGGACCGCCTTGTCGCGGATCTGGGCCAGGCCGTTGATCCGCAGGCTGTTGACGACCACTCCCTGCGATTCGAGGAGGCTGCGAGCCTTGTCGCGGCGATCCGATTCGCGCAGTTTCGAGGACAGTGTTTTCACGCTCTCGGCCAGCTTGCGGACGACTTTCTGTCCGGCGACGGGACGACGAGCCGTGGTGCGGGAGGCCGCGGGGCGCTGCGACTCGGGGAGTCGGCGGGCGCCGTTGGCCGGCGGGGTCGAGCGTTGGCTATCCATCGCCAGTTCCGAATCCTTCATGCCGCCCTCTTCCTCATCTTCGTCATCGCCTTCGCTCTCGTAGGATTCCTCAGTGCTGCCTTCGCCCAGGAGGGCTTCGACTTCGCTCTGAAGTTCCAGCACTTTCTGGATAGCGGCCGCTTTGGCGCCGGCGTCCGCGCCGCTGCAATCGTGGATCTGAGACACGACCTGCTTGAAGCACTCGTGGATGCCGGGCGCGGCCGGTTCCATGTCGTCTTCGAGAATGCCGGTGTCCTGCTCGGAACCTTCCTGGCTGCCGATCTCGTCGTTTTCCTGGGCGCCGGAATTGAGATCGCCGTCGATGTGCCCGTCATCTTCGGCGGGGATGTCGTTGCGGCGTTCGACGGGCTTGGCGCTCATGTCTTCGCGGGTGTCGACGACCTTGACGCCTGGCGCGGGGACTTCGACTTTTTCGGTGAGCGGCTTCGTGGCGGGGGCGGTGGCCATTGGGGTCTTTCCCTCTCGGGACGGGGGTGATGTCTGTGATTCAAAAATGCCGCGGTTCGTGGCCGGCCGGGTGACGACGTCCAGGCTGCGGACCGCTTCGACGCGCTCGACGACGTCGGGCTGGCCGTTCTCGGATTCGCGGACCTGGCCGTCGGCGTTGTGGCTCATGCCGAACTGGCGGGGAAAACGCTCGGCCGCCTCGCAGATCGAGCCGGCCATTTCGTGGGTCTTCAGGAAGTGCAGATCGCCGAAGTTGCCCTCGGGGGTGCGCCTCACGTCGCGGATCTCCCCGAAGAACGACTGCATGGGGCGGTCGGCATCGGGCTTGTCGCGGTCGGGATGGTCGACATTGACCTGAACGCCTTCGTAGAAACCGGCCGCGTCCTGCATCGCCTGATCGCTGTAGACCCGGCCGTTCTTGCTCTTGGGTCCCAGCAACTTCACGCCCCGAATGACGCCTGCATCCCGGTCGACTTTGGGCTCGGCGCCGCTGGCGTACTCTTCGAGGAGCACGGCCTTAAGGGGTTTGGTGGCAGGGGCTGCGACGGCTGTCGACATCGACGAGGATTCGCTGGTCTTGCGTTTCTTGTTGCTTTTGCCCGCTTTGGAGAGGGCGATTGCGACCGCTTGTTTCTGGGGCTTTTTTCCGGCGGTCATCTCTGTCCGAATGTTCTGACTGATGACTTTGCGGGAGGACCCCGATGCAAGCGGCATGACGGGGCGAATCATGGCGCGGGGAGAAACGGCGCAAAGGGGGATTTACCAGATGCACCGCAGATTTAGGCCGGTTTCGCCCGGCGACTAAATTTCAGCGCGGCTCTTTGGCTGTGCGTCCGCAGCAGAGGCACCGCAGATAACGAACGCTGCGGCCCGTGCAGTAGACGACCATCGGGCTGTCGTGGCAGGTGGGGCGGGAGTCGCGCGCGGGACGGATGCACCGCAGATCGCGGCGCTTTTCAGAGATCGGCATCGTCGAGACCGGGCGACCCATCAGCCGCAGCTCCGATCGGCGGGGGCGGCGTGGTCTGTTTCCATGTTTGCCGGCCCATTGTCTGCGGTCTCAAGCGCGTGAGGACAACCCATCATCGGACACCGCGGCTTCATGGCCAACGCGTGTACGGGGCAGAGATCGGGGTGCTGGGGGATCTGTCGCGGGGGCGGCTCGGGGAGGCTTAGCGGGTTGAACATGGGGCGGGATTGTGGCCCCATGAGGGCCGGCGTCAACGTCTCTGCGGATTGCGGCGCGGCAGTGAGGACTTGCGATCCGAGAAACGGTCGATCAGGTCTGACAGCGCAAATCCTGCCGACTTCAGCGAATCCGGGTCTCCCAGCTCGACATAGTTGGCGATCAGCATGAGCTGATTCACGAGCTGGTCTTTGTCAGTCAACGGGGGCGGGGGACGTTTGAGTTTGTAGGGCATGATGGTGATCCTTTCTCTTGCAAGGCCCTATAGGTCGCGATCACAAATTTCTGGTTCGGGCTCGATGGAAAACACCGCAACGCCAGAACTTGCAACTTCAGGATCTTGAGGCTGTCGGAGCAGTCTCTGGCCATGATGCGGGACACCGCGGTCGTAACTTTCATGACCCCTCCATCATTCGTATTCCGGAGGATCGGGCTCGTAGGTACAGGCTGATGTTGCCGCTCGCTCGCTGATTTCCTCATCGAATGTTTCCAGACACCACTGGCCCAGCCAGTTGCCAAGGTCACAATTCGCCGGCTCTCCGATGTCGTCACGCGGGAAAATGATCCGCGAGTCGCCCGCTGTGTGCATCTTGATTTCTTCGCACACGACTTTTGTGATTTCTGCACCGGCGCTCATGATCCCGGTGTCGGGATCGGCTTCGAGAAGATCGTAGGTGACTTCGAGCGTGTACTCGGTGTCGTGCTCGTCAGAAATGAACGTCGTGAAAACTGGCATCACTCACTCTCCTTTCGTTTCGCGCGCCACTCGTCGTACTCGACCTTCTGGCTGTCGCCGTCTTCGCCCCAGCGGGCGTTGAGCGCCTGTTCCATCTTCAGATCCTCGAAGTCGATGGCCCAGGCGACCGCCTGTTCTGGCGTCTTGACTTCGTTTTCGTCGAGAAACGCCAGCAGCTCGGCGTCGCTAAAGCACTCGTCGATCGACGTGCACGAGCCGCGGCCCACAAGGCGGTGTTTCCGGATGGCTTCAACTCGGGCGTCCATTACAAACTCCTTTCGATGACCAGCATGGCCACATTGACGTTGGTCCCGCTCTCCGCGAACGATCCTTCGGGGAGCGGCTCGTAGTACCCGCCGCTCTCCTCGGCGATCGGTTTCAGGATTTCCTGTTGCCGGGGCCCGTTCGCGCACAGGGCGACCAGCCGTCCGCCCGGCTTCAGAAACCCCTGAGCGTGGCGGATGTGCTTGATGTCGCTCCCTTTCTCGAACGGCGGGTTCATCACGATCCGGTCGAACTGGCCCAGATCGCCGTTGCAGGTGAGAAAGTCGGAGCAACGCACGTCCAGCTTCGGGTACCTGGCCCGCAGGGCGTCCGCCAGTGTGTGATTGATCTCAACGGCGACTGTGCGACCGTCCGGCGGATTGCCGGTGAATCCCGAACTGTTCAGCATGAATGCCTTGTCGATCAGCGCGCCGGTGCCGGCGGAGGGCTCGAGCACGTCCTGGCCCGGCCCGATGTCCGCGGCCTCGATCACCCGCTCGGCCACCTCGGGCGGGGTATTGAACCGACAGAACTTCTTCCTTTCGTCGGTGACCTGGCCCGTGTCGCAGGCCGCGTCGATCGCCTGTTGCGGGCTGCCGGCGAACACGTGACCGGCCAGCTTGCGATTCCACTTGCCCCCGATCGCCTTGAGAACCTTGTCGACCTTCACGTAGGTCTCACGGTCGAGTTGCTGCGGCAACTTCAGTACGTTGCCGTCGATGGCAGACCGCGCGAGAATGTCGCGCACATCACTGGGAACTGTTTTCGTGTGGCTCATGGCTTTCTGCCTCCTGTCCAAAATGTTTCTTGACGATCGCCTCGGCATAGTAGCGCGCCGCGTTGCTCAGGTGCCTCTGCCACGCCCCTTCGCGGGGTGACCATCGCCAGCCGCTCGATTTGAGATCAGCCCGCACGGCTTCACTGGGCTTACCGGGGAAGAAAATCTGCACCCGGTTTTCGGCGTTGTTCGAAACGATCTCGACTTCGCCGATCTTGACCGACTCAACCGGAGTCTCTTCAGCTTTCTGGAAGGACGCTTCCAGATGCTTCAGTCGCTCGCGGACTCGCCGGATGTTCGCGTTGTTATTTGAAAGAACGTAGGCCGGGATTCTGGCGTACGGCTTGAGGTGATATGGGCAAATATGGGCCAGCGTCCGGATTTCTTTCTGCGTCCACTCGGACAGTCCCAGCTCTGCCAGCTTGACGGCGAGGGCCGGGTCATCGCCGGACAGCTTGGCTTTGCGCAGCTTCGCGTTGTCGGACTTGACCTGGCTCTGAAACGATTCCAGCTCGGCGACCTTCTCCTTCAGCTTCACGACCGCCTCGGGATCATCACTGCTGATCGCGTCATTCGATTCGGCAGACGCGGCCCGCTGGTCGTAATACGCTGCCTTGTCGCTGGCCTCGACCGACTTCCGCATGTCGTTGTCTGCCCGTTCGAGCAAGGCCCGGTGCCGCTTTTCGGAATGATGGCCGACGAGCACCGGTTGACCGCACAGGCCACGGACCGTCTGAATGTTATGGCTGTTGAATCGCGCTGTGGCCTCGGCCCGGTTCTTCTCGGCCAGCTCCTCAAAGCGTTCGATCCGGTTTTGTCGACGTTCCTCGTAATCGCTTCTCATGGTTTGTCTCCTACGCATACCAAGATCTTGAAACCGCTTCGCCTTCCTCAATCGGAGTGCCGGAGCCGAAATCAAACGACACGCCCCACGGCCCGATCATTTTCCGAATCGGTTCGCCGATGAAGTCGTCTTTCTTCGGCCGAACCCGGTCGCACATGAATCCTTCTGATCCGGGAACCGACTTGCCGCCGATCTCGCGAATCACTACGCCTCGCGCGCCGAACCTATCGACGACCTGATAGAACTCGGCGTTGGTCTGATCGTAGCCCCACGAGTAATGCAGGATCGTTCCGACCTTAATCTGGGCAGCCATCTTTTCGATTCTGGCCTGCCGATCGGTTTTGCGGGTGACCGCCGCCACCTCGGCCGAATCCTCGGCCTGCTTCAGTTTCGCGAGGTATGTGTCGCGGGCCTGGGTCGTCTTGAAACTGTAGTGGGCGAATGGCTTGCGGGCCTTGCCGCGCCAGGCCTTCAGAATGAGCATGGGCGCGCCGTCGTGATCGATGACCGACATAACAAACTTGAGTTTCTTGTAGGTCTGGGCATCGGCCGGCGGACCCGAGTGAATACTGAATCGCATGGCTCAAACTCCAAAAACGGTTTTCTTGATGTGTCCGACCGGTGCCCCGGCCGTTCCGAATCCGTAGAACACAGCGCGTGCGTCGTGCCTCTCTGCCAGCTTGCGCCCCCGATCGACATTGGCCAGTGCCTCGGCGTGACTGGGAAACGGCCCCAGCAAGAGGCCCCGCTTCTGGCCTGAGTCGTCGATGACGCTCACGAAGAATTCCATGCCGCTTTCGTCTGCGGGAGGTTCTTTAATTTCAATCGCTGGTTTCATCACTATGCTCCGGTTCGAAGTTGTTCTCTGGCGTCCACCGCTTCCGCAACGTCGTCAAATTTCAGGAACCCAAACACCGGCTTGCGGCTGCCGTCGTCATTTTTGAAAACGACGTTCACATTCCACCAACCACAGTCGAACAGGATTCCGATCGTGTTCGGCTCCCATTTCAAACCGAGATTCTTGAGGACTTGGACAAGCTTCATGGCTTCCTTTCTCTAAACGAGTTGCCCTTCTACATCTTTGATCTTGCTGACAGTCACCTCTCCGCCGATTTCGATCACGGCTGCTTTGAACGCCTCCGCCCATCCGTAGCTCACGGCCTCGCGACCGCTCACCTTGAAGCGGTACATCGCGGTCTGGCCACCGTGCTCATTGGGCCGCATCTCGACGGCCTCGCGGCTATATTCGATTTTCAGGTTGATCGTCGGGCTGTTCATGCCGGCCAGGAACGGCTGCATGACGCCATAGTCGTTCAGGTTGAACGGAACTGCGCCCTCGATTTGAACTCGCTTCACGTTGGACATTGGTTGCCTTTCGTTTCTGTCCGCCGTATCATTCCCACCACACTATATTAGACGTAATACGCGTAATTGTGGATCATCACAGCGGGTAGATTTCGGCAAGATTTAAGCGCAATACGCCAACGGAGTTACGACAATGGCCAGAAAAGCAGCCAAAAAGAGGCGCGGCGGGACGTCCAAGCGCGGCCCCGGAAGGCCCCCAAATCCGGATGGCCCGGTAGGGATCGTGGTGGCAATCCGCTCGACACTCGACGAATTATCCCGCTGGGAGCGTGCTGCTAAGGCGGTCGGCCTGCCGCTGCGGACGTGGATTCGCATGGTCGCCAACGAGAGCGCGGCGCGCTAAAGCTCGGGAACCTCGACGCTGCCCCCACTCTTTCGAATCTCTGAGATCTCCTGTTGTATTCGCCTTCGACATGCGGCCATTGCTGGTGTGTCGGGACGCGCTGGCGACTTGCCGAGCGTGACCTCCAGCAAGATTCGCTCAGAGTCCTCAGAGCTGACCGTGGCGTCTTCTTCGCTCACTATTTGGCCTTGTCGAGAAATCTCTGCCAGGCTGCCGGGTCGTGGATCGTCAATTTCTTCCCGTGTGCCGTGGCGATCTTCTGCGGCTCCCGGCCGTTATTATCCCAGACCGTAAGATGGTCGTACAGTCCGCGCTTGATCGCCTCGGGCACGACGCGCGATACAGAGGCGTGCAGGTTTCGAATGTGCTCTTCGGGGACAAATCGCCCAGACTTTTGGCCGCGGGCATGGCTGCGCCGAACCGCTTCCTCGGTATCGACCGTCACATAATGCGCCACGATCTTGTGGCCCCCGGCGCGGAGCTGTCCGATTTTTTTGGCGAGCTTTTCGATCCCGCCGTCACCGACCGAATCGTAAACCATGTTGAAGCCCTGGTGCGCCCCGTGGGCGATGGCACCGGCAGACACGTCTGAGGATTCTTCGTGAACAAAGGCTGCCGCGGCGGCATTATTAGCCTTGAGCGCTTCGTGGTACTCGGGCAGGTGTGCTTTAATGTGGTCTGAATCGATGTGCATCGCCTGCTCGAGTCGGCCGAAAACTCCGCTGCTCAACAGCGAGCCCTTGCCGGATGCCGAGCCGCCACCGGTCATCAGCACCGTGGGCTCTCGCGACGGTTTCGCGCCTTCGGCCAGCGTGCTGATAATCGCGCGGTGCAGCTCCTGTCGCTGTTTCGTGTAATGCCCGTCGGCGCCACGGAATCGCGACTGCGTATCGTGCCCCTCTGGATTCGGGATGTGATATTCCGAGGCGGTCCTCGCCAGAACGGCGCGATGGGTCGTTGCAGTCGCAGGCTTTGATGCCGCCTTTCGATGTGCGGCAGGTCTCTTTTGGCCGAGAGCCGCATCGAGTTTTCTACGCTCTTGCGGGTCGGTCACTTTCTTCCGCAGTTCCGTGGCTTTTGTCGGGTCGGACTGCGCAGCCTTGATTGATGGCGAGCTGATAAAGCGACCATGATCGTCGCGCGGATGTTTTGCCGAATCGAAGGCCTCGCGGATCGACTCGCCGACTCCCGCCAGCGCGAACCCGCGCACATTGGCATGGCGCAGCTCGCATCTGCACCACCGATGCGCCGGCGGCCCGTCCGGAAAGAACCTCGACCAAAAGCTGCGCTTGGTCCCATTCAACCGATGACACACCGGACACACTCGAGAATCTTCCCGCCCGCTTCCCCCGATCGTCCCCCACAAATCATCCTCGCTTATTCCCACGGTCTTCCCGACCGACCACTCCCCTCCCGCCGTCTGGGCCCGTGTGAACTCGGTGACCGCCTCTGCCTCAGCCCGGGATGGCCCGAAGATATTCGCGGCCCGGTCGAAGACCTCCTGCCGGTTCACGGGCTGTTTCGGGATGCCCAATTCGTCCAGAATTCCCGGCGATAGCGGCCCATGTTCGAAGCTGGGGATGCCCGGGACGCCGAAACGCTCCGCGGCTGTCTTGCGCGCCTGTGCGATCTTCGATTGCCAGTCGAGTGATTTCGCGTCCCAATCGGCGCCGGCCTTGGCCAGCATGTCACGGCCTGCCCGCGCCCAGTCGGCGCTGGCGGCGTTGGCCCGGCCAAATGCCCACGCTATTCCTTCGCTCTGGGCCTCGGTGGCGCTGGTGGTGCCGTGTTCCTGCGCGGATGTGATCCACACCAGAAGCAGCAGCGCCAGGAGCGTGTCCCGGTGCTCTTTTTCCCAGCGGTCCCAGGCCTCCGGCGGGACGTTGCGGGCGCTTGGAGGGTCGGTCAGCGTGAGGTAATGCTCCAGCTCCTGCCTCTGCCGACCATTCAGGGCAGCGATGCGGGAGGCGAACTGGGCTTCGAGGTTGGCACGGTCGCGGAGTTCGGGCACGTCACAGGCTCACCGCACAAAGCACAACTGCCAAACCGATCAACAGCCCGAGCAGCGCGACAACGACAATGGAGCTCCCATGCACGGCCTTACGCAACGGGCCCGGGTCGCGCTCTTCCGCCACCACGAGTTCGGCGTTCTCTTCGTATGCCGACATGACGTCGAGCGTCACGTTCTGCGCGCGGATGACGCGCGGGTCTTTGATGCGGCGAATCATTTCGGATCTTCCCCTTTGTCTTCCCACTCATAATCGGGAATCAATGTCCCCTGTTTGGTTTCTGCGAACGAATCGCTCGCCAAAAACATTGAAACGCCGACAACGCCATCCCGGCAGCAAACAGTCACATGCTCGACGATGGTTTCGGGCCACGGAAGATCGAGCGGAATCTGGTGATGCGCGCGCCGATCCGGATCGGTACCCGTTTTACTCCGCAGCTTTTCTCCATGTGCGGCGATGAATTCCAGGGGGATAAAGACAATTCGTTTGCGTCGCTCGCGAATGCACTTCGGGGCCTCAGACATGAGGATTGCTTGTCTCCATGAAGTCTTTCAGCACCGCTCGGGTGGCTTCGGGCAGGTCTTCGCAGGTGGCCAGTGACGCGGCCAAGGCGGCGCGAGACGTGGATTCGTTGATGGACTCCCCCATGGGCCGCGCGTGGTCAAACGGGTCGATCTTGCGACGGGCGTTGATGAACGCGGCCGCGGCTTTGTCGATGATGTTGGCCGGATGCAGGGCATTGGCGGCAGCGGCAATGTGCAGCTTCGCACCGTGAAGAATCGGGGCAACTCCCCACATGATTCCGTCGTCGCCCTTCAGGCTGCCATCCGCGATTGAAACGATCTTGCGTTTTTTCCCGTCGGATGTTTCCAAATGCACATCGCGGCCGGATTGGAGCGCCTTCTGCACAGTAGTATTCACACGCTTTTTGAACTCATGCAGATCGCGAGTTCCGGATTTGTCGGTGATTTTGTCGGCATGATCTGCCGTGATCGTGACTGCTTTTCCGGAGGCAAAGTCTCCCGGTGCCGATGCTCCACCGTTCCCGCTGGAAAATTGGCCATTTGATTTGTCGTGATTTGGATTGCCGCCGGCTTCCCCGAGATACCCGCGATTCCCCGCCAGTCCCTCCGCCTCCGGCCGCTTGCCGTCATGTCCCAGAAACTGCCGCTGGCCTGGCTGACCGGGTTGTCCCGCCCGGCGCACCTGTGCATTGGGCTCTGTCCCATCGGCGACAGCCGCGTTGGGATCGGCCTGCTTCTCGCTCCGCTCCCGTTCGACTTTCTCTTTCTCCTGCTCGTCAAACCCCTCCTGCGAACGACGCGTGTCCGTCGAGATGATGCCGTCGTCGTTGAGCACCTTGAGCCGGTCAGTCTCAGTTTTCTTGTCGCGGCCGATCGGCGCCGTGGGCACCGCCTGGATATCGACCAGGTGCTTGAGGTCGTTCCACGAGAGCCCGAGCCGATTGAAACGGCCCGCCAATGCGGCCAGCTTCAACACCCGCATCATTACCTTCCGGTGCCGGTTCCCCTGCTGCTGTTGTCGGTGCAGCACGCAAAGGGCGAAGGGCGACTCGGCCACCAAGGCGCTGGCGAAGTTCTGGGCCGAATAATCCCCCGAGATCATTCCCTCGGGCATCTGCCAGCGGACCCCGATCGTGCGGAGGACAAGCTGGGCCACGAGCTGGAAGTTGGGGGCGTTGCTGTTCCCCATGGGTCCGTACTGGAAATCCATCCCGTCGGCGATATTCACGATCCGGCCGGACTCGTGGCGCTGCACATTACTCATCTGTCCCGGCTGCTGGACGCTGTAGCGGGCCACCTGAAAGTCGGTCTTCTGCGTGTTGAACGCCTGGATATTGCTCTGCTGGGTCCCCTTCTGGAACTTGCGGATGTAGGCGATCGACGCCTGCAGCGCCGCCCCGTCGGCCATGTTGCGGATCAGCTTGCGGGCCTGGTCGACGTTCATTGTGATCGGGTAGAAGTCCGACAGGCCGCGTTTGATCACCCGGTCGACGTTGCACTTCGTGTGCACGACCTGCCGCGAATTCAGATATTCTGACGCATGAAAGACGTCGGTGTAGACGTTGTATCCCAGCACCTGCGTCGTATCGTCCCCGAGCGTATGCACCCCGAACATCCATGACGAGCCGGGCGAATCGCTCGAGTTGATGTGAGTGGCCACGGGATCGGCATAATCTCGCCCGGCCTCGGTGCAGTATTCCGGCTCGATCGTTTTGGCGATGGCGTGGCCGGCGGTGTCCTCGGGCATCACGTGCACGAAGTCTTCGCCGTCGCGGAGATCCCGGCGGAACAGCTCGCGCTCGAGGTCCCAGTATTCGTTTTCCTCGACGAACTCGGCGATGACCTGCTGGGCCTTGCGGATGGTGCGGGGCCCGACGGTCTGATCCGGGCGCGGCACGGCTTTGTAAGTGAAGCCCTTCCCAACCACATAGTTGACAAGTGATTCGAGCACGGCCTGGGCATGCGGAGACGTGTCGGCCAGAAGCCGGGCCGTCCCCCGAATGATGTTGAGCTCCCACTCGGTGCGGAAGATCGGCCAGTTCATGCCGCCGCGGCGATCGCCGATGAACGAGGCAGGGGCGAGCGCCGACGCATTCAGCGCCGGGTCTTGCAGGATCCAGCGAGGATCGACGTAATCGCCCACCGTCTCCCGGAGCGGCATCGTCGCATATTCCGGCGACTTGGATTCCTTCAGCGCGGAGATCTCGTGTTCCAGCAGCAGGCAATCGCGCTCAGCTTCGAGGGCCTCGCGCCGTTTCATGGCGGATGATCTTGACATGGCACGCGGAGTGTCGCGCGCCGGGGGCGGGAGTCAAGATGATGCCGAAGCCTGTTCAATCCGTGATCAATCCAGAGATTTGGGGGCAGCCCTTTCGGTGGCCTCTCCGAACTTCGAAAGTCCCCGTCAGGATTCGATCGAAAACGTAATCGCCAACGGGGTCGATGAATGGGCACCAATATCCGGAACGCATCTGCTTCTCGACCTCGTCGTTAACTGAATGGCCGCGAACGGCACGGGCCATCATGCGGGCTTCTTGGCGCGAACAGCCGGCCAACACGAAAGTGCCGGCACGCGTTCTGATTAGTTCGCGGTGATTCATGGCGGTTCTGTCGCCCCCAGCGCAGCCGCCAACTGATCAGCCGGAATCCCCGTGAGCGCCTGCACGATATCGGCGGGCGGCCGGTTCCGTTCCTGTTCTTCGGCGATCCTCTGTCGGGCAAACTCGGCGGCGAGATCAAACTCCTTTTGGGTAAAGTCCCCGCGGCTCATCAGGAGCATGACGATGGCCGTCAGCTTGGACTCAAAGACGACCAGGCGACGATTGATCTCAGCGAGCTGGACGGTCGGTGGTGGATCGAAGAGACTCATTCCCTCTCCAAACGGTCCAGCAGTCCGGCCCTGCCTGCTGCGGCAATGAAATCGAATGACGATTTCTGATTTGCCAGTACTTTTGGGTGCTTCATTAGTTCAACCAACACGTGGTTCGAAACTCCCTCAAGGAAATTAATGCAGGTGATAATTCGATTCGAAATTTGCTGCGCATCGGCTTGAGTAGGAGCAAGACTACTCAGTCCGCGAATCGTAGATCGATCACTGAAAAGACGGGCAATGTTCCGACCGAATGAATCTCGAATCATTAAATTCAAAACGTTATCCGGATCTCCAATAGTGCAGATCGGATTCTTCCAGGGTTCGCCGAATTCGCTCATGCCACCGCTCCGCGCTCCAGCGCATCAACCGGCTTAATCGCCATTCCCGGTCGCGGCTGCCCGACAATGTACGCGGCCCGGTTGCAGTCCGCCAGACTGGTCCGCCGCACCTCCAGGTGATGGCACTCGATGCGGGGGTCGAAGTAACTCTTGATCCCCAGACGCTTCAGCCGCTCGAAGAAGCTCATGTCCTCGCCCAGATGCCGTACGGAGTCAAAAGGCTTTTCTCCCAGCTCGGCGAATACGCGGTCGTAGACCGAGGCCCGGACCATGAGACAGCCAGCGCCGGCCGCATCGACCTGCACGAGTTCGTTCCCCAGCACGCCTTCGCCGGTGGCGTTCCAGTCGCCGATGACGCGCCCCAAACCGGTGTTCTCGTTGAACTGATAGAGCACAGGCAGATAAGGCGGCGTCTTGAACGTGTAGACCCCGCACACGACGTCGACCTCGAAGGTGTTCAGCCGGTCGAGCATTCTTGCGGTCAGATCAGGTTCAAACCAGTGATCCGTGTCGACCATCAGCAGCCAGTCGCCGCGCATCTCGCCGACCAACTCATTGCGGGCCGCGCTGTGGAAGCTCTTTTGCGTCCAGGTGCGGTGCACGTATTCGTCGGGACCGCACAGGATCTCGGCGTTGTACGCGCACATCTCACCCCAGGCGATCGTGAACGGTGTCAGCATGGCCGGGACGCCGGCAGGCATGGCCACCGTTCCGAGGCAGCGGCGGTGACGGAGGCGGGGATAGCGGCCGGATTGGAGCACGGGGTTCATGTTTAATGCCAGTTTTTGAAAGTGGGGGATGATCCGGCGGTAAGAATTATCGGAGCGGCCTCGCAGTGAAACTGAATCCGGGGCCGCACGTGATCGCGCCGCTCGTGTAACACCCGGCGAGCCAGCACCGGCAGTTGGGAGGATGGCGGGACAGAACGCAATGGGTCAGGGTGCCATCGTACGGTGTCAGGTACGGGGAATCCTTCGGCTCCGATTCGATCCGCTTTGGTTCTGGCGCGCCGTTCCCAGGTAGGGGAAGTCCCACGGTCGCAATGGCCGCGGCGCCCCCGATCAAGCGACCGGCCCGGGAGAAGAATCCGCGTCGGGTTGTGCGTTCGTTGGTCATCGGCGACTCCGCGTTGTTTTGCGTCGTTTGGCTGGTCGCTTATTGCCAGCCTTGCTGTTCTCGCTGTCGTCGCGCTCAATTCGCCAGAGCGCGGCCTGGTGCGTCCGACACGGGACGCATGTCCCGCACGGCGTTCCCGATTTTTTGGAAGCTTTCGGGTTCTCGCAATACCAGCACAGATCGTAGAGCTCGGCTGCCTTCAGCCTGCGAATCACGTCCTCTTTGCGCTCCCATTCGAGCGGACAAACCAAATTGCCGGTCTTATGAGTGAGCGTCTGAAGCGTCGAGAACATTTCAAAAACGAAGTTGCGGTAGTGCCACACGTCGTCGCCGCGAATCCAACCGGTGGCCAGGTCTTCCTCGTCTTTCAGGAATGCCTGCGCGTTGGGAATCCACAAGTTCGGTTGCTCAGTGCCGCTACAACCCGGAACTGAGAATTGACCATTGTGGTCGATCGTCAAAATGGTGTGATCAATCCGACAGCCCCGTCCACGCAGTCGCTTCAGAATTGCCGCGCGGGCCTTCGTGAGCTCCTGTTTGGCTGGTACGTTCACGTGGTCAATGCTGATAGCGCGGACATCACCCTTCGGCAATGCCTCAAGCATGGCCAGCGTGGAATCACATCCGCCAGACCAGAGGATCAGCATTCGTTCGTGCCCTCCGGCCACGCCCCAACAAGTGCCACGACGCCCCACCCCTTGCAAAATCCGTAATCAATGGGGTCATGCCCGAGAACCTGCAGGCCCGCCGCGTCACACCAGCCGAGCATCATGTCGATCGTGACGGGCCGGGGATGATTTTTTGGAACGCCGGGCACATGTTCAGCCGTCTCGCCCTGTTCTGCCGCGGTCCGATAATCCTCCGGGCAGGTGATGACGATCCGACCACCTGGCTTCACGATGGCCGACGTATTGCGCAGGGCCAAGGCCACGTCGTCATCGCTGAAGTGTTCCAGGATGTCCCCGAGAATGGCCACATCAAAGCAGGCGTGACAGGGGAACGGCTTGCGAACGTCGTGAATGCGATCAGCCGCCGTGGCGCGGTTGTTCGAAGCGGACCAGCGGTTGATGTCCACGTTGACGGCCCCAAAGTCCCGGCGCAAGAGGGCCAGGTCGATGTCGCATCCGATGTTCACCGCCAGTTGCCCGCGGCCGATCTGGGCACGCTGGAACTTGTATTGCGGCAGGTTGCGGACCGCCGCCAGAACTTCGTCGAGCGTTGGTTCGCGTTCAGGCAAGGGGGGCCTCCGTGGCAGCGCCTACGGCCGATGGTTCTTCAGGCCAGATCCGCTCGAGGAATTCCTTGCGGGTGACACGCGGCGTATTCTGTTCGGTCAGGAATCTCTGGACATCCTGGACCATCGTGTTTTCCCAGTCGAAGCGCTGCCGGGCCCATGGCATCATCTCGGCGCGGATCGCTTCGGCCCATTCGCGGTCCCGGGCATACCCCAGAATCGCCTGGACGAACCGGGCGCGGACCATGTGCTGCGTGCCGTCTTTGGCCATCGGGTCGCCATCGACGAATGTGCCGTATTCGACGTTGTGACCGACGGCCCAGAAGCGATTGGTGATGGGGATGGCACCGAGGGCCTGCGCCAGCATACACGTGCAGCAGCTCGTCTCCGTGAACGTCGTTGGGTAAACCCACATCGACGACTGCGCGAACTCGAGCCAGAGCTGCGGCTGGTTGATCCGGCCGTGCCAGTGCACGTTCGGCGTCGATTCGATCAGGTCGGTGATCCGCTTCTTCATGTTCTCCTGGACGCTGGCCACCTGCCCGTATTGCATCGGGTACTTGTATCGGACGAAGTTCACGTCGATCGGCGTATCGTCAGGAACGGTTTCTCCGCTGGTGATATGGAACTTCTCTCGGGCGATTCCGGCACGGGTCTTCTCGTTAAGGCAGACCCCGTTGCGGACCTGAGCGGCCCCGATTACCTTGTCCCAGTTGTCGAACCCGTAGAAGCAGTGCAGCTCGAGCGCGGGTTCGAACTCGACGGCCCGGCGAAAGATGTGCAGGAGCGCCTCGAGGCCCCGGTCGGGGGAGCTGGCCCAGATGAGGCGCATCGGGTTACGCAGGCCGTTCCAGGCCTTGAATTGGTCGTCGGCTGCTTTGCCAAGCGCGATTTGCTCGACCGGCTCATCACCGACGTAGCCCACGATGGGATCATGGGGCAGCGCGAACAGCTTCTCGATGCGATCGACTTCGATCCCGTTGGAGCTGACATCGATCTTGTCCGCCATGAACGGGAAGGCTTCGGCGAGATATTGTGCGTGCGTCGGGCAGAGGGCCCAGATCTTGTCGAACCGGGCGCAGCGCTCTTCGGTGAACGCCGGCGTACCATCGGCGTTAAAGTAAACAACGTCTTCAGCCACGAGTTGCCACGTCTGCGCGATCCTGGTGTCTTCGCGCGTCGGAATGCAGTCACCCACGCTGGGCTGCCGGAAGATGATCCAGTGGCCCGGGTCCTTCAGGTTCCATTCGATTTTGTCGGTGGGGACACCGGGCTTGAGCTGCGCCGGATCTTTGCAGAGCTCCTTGAAGTGCCGCCATTTGACCGGGTGCCCGTCATTCGGATCGTCCGTGCAGTCGGCAGGAATCGGGGCATAGCTGGTGACGTCGTGGCCACGACGGGCCAGGCGGCGGGCGAGCTCGATTTGTGCCGTTTCGCTTCCTCCGATTCCTTGAGTCTCGGGGTTCCGCCAGTCCCATTCCTCGAACGCTGAAAAAGTCGCGATCACGATGCGCATTTGGTCACCACGAGTTGTAGAAACGAAGCGTTTTGATTTGCTTCGGGAGCTTCGAGAGGTCGATTTCAAAACCGGACGCGCAGCCTTTGCTGTCGTCGTATTTACTCACCGATTCATGCTGCGGATGTAGCAGCTTTATTCTCACACCAGATTCATCCGGCCGGTCGTAGTTGAAAAACTTCTGGACCTCAGCCGGAATGGGTACGTTCGCGGCGTTGCACGAATTCCAGATGGATTTCATCTTGCGCCATGTTTCATCCGGCGGCGCAAAACCCTCGACTCCAGTGCTCATGCCCATTAAACCACCACCCTCCCCATCTCCACCGTCGAGTCCCCGTGCTCGGCGATCGCCTCCAGCCTCGCCGCAATCGCCAACTCATCCCCCGTTGTCATCGCCACGACCATCGTCTTGTCCCGGCTCTTCGCGGGCACGGCCCTCCGAAACAGATCGGCGAGCTGCTTCAAAAACTGGCGGTCTTCTGGAATCAGGGAGTTGGACTCGAACATCGGATCTCACCAAATTTGCACAACCTCGTGCATCTCGTGTTTGTCATGAACCACCTTTCCGGGATACTGCTCAAATCGCCAGCCGTTCCACCAATCGCCTTCGTAGTAATGGGCAAAAAACACCTTGGAGACACCGGATATCTCCCCCATTTTTTCTCCCAGCAGGACCACGGCATCGGGCGGTAGTTTCTGCAAGCGCGCGATTAGATCGGCGACGGTTCTCATCAAAAATCAATCGCCTCCTCCTCCGGAACCGTATTGATCGCCGACCCCTGCTCCGCCAGCCTCACCGCCATTTCCAGTGCATCGGGCCCATCGTCATGCGCGCTCTTGTCCGGGAACATCCGCAACTGCTTTACGAGCTCGGTGCAGCCTTCGCAGCGCACGAATCGCAACACCTTGCGTGCCAGGTGCCGGTCGAGGCGCAGGATGCGGACCGCCTTATTTTCCGTGTTCACGATCTGGCTCAGCCGTAGCGGCGGCCGCTGTCGGATCTGACAGGTCAGGTCGAACACCTCGGAGAGCACTTCCTGAAAGCCGTTCGATTCGATGCCGAGAAACGTCGGGTTCATCGAGTCGCCAACCTTGATCACGTCGTCGACGATCTTGCTGGGGGGACGCCGGGCCAGATCGGCCCACACGTAAATCAGCCCCCGCGATACGCCGATAAAGACGATCGCCGAGAAATCCCCCGGCCTGGCTTCTTTGCCAATGCTCGGGTCCACCGCGATCGCCGACACATCGAATGTCGCCGGGAGGGCGTCGACCCAGATGTGATCCCCGAAATAGTGATCGGGGAACATGGCCCCTTCGTGACGCCCGGGCTTCTGCTGATAGAGCGCGTTCCAGATCCAGGGGGACATCTCTGCCCGGGTCTTCTCGAGTTGCGCCAGTGGAAACCTGTGCGGCCACAGGGGCTCACCGGGCTGTCTTCCCAGTGCGTCGTCGGCTTCGGCGATGGCCGGCAGCCTCAGGCGCCTTACCGGGTTCAATGAGTCGATCTTGGAGTTCCGGATCAGGCGTCCCGAGACGTCTTCTTCGTGCCAGCGGGTCGAAACAATGACGACACAGCCCCCGGGTTCGAGGCGGGGATGCACGTCTCCCTGGTACCAAGTCCACTGCTTCTCGCGCTCCGATTCGGAACCGGCCTGTTCGTGCCCCTTGATCGGGTCGTCGATGATGATCAGATGGCCGCCCCGCCCTTGGATGGCGGTACCGGCCCCAGCGGTCAGCATCCCCCCCTCGTGGTCCGCGAGATCCCAGTGGTTCACGGCTCGGGAGTCTCCGCGAACGTGCATCCCGAAAACTGCGGGCCCGTGCTCGGTCATCACGTCGCGGGCCTTCCGGCCGTACGTTGCCGCCAGGTCCGCCGTGTTCATGCACAGGAGGCAGCGGTTCTCGGGGAATGTCCCCAAGTACCATGCGGGCAGGTATCGGCAGATCAGCTCGGATTTCCCGTGCCGGGGCGGGGCCTCGATGATGAGCACGTTGGGCCCGACGCCGCTTTGGCCGGCTCGGATCGTTTGAATGACCGCCGCGTCAATGAGCGACAGGTGTGCCGCCATGATCCAGGCGTATCGCAGGTTCCGGCTGGCGTGGCGAGCGAACAGAGCCGGGGTCGAGCTGGCCTCGATCAGCTTGGTTTCCGGGCTTTTCTCGGGCGTCTTGGCATCCATGACAGGCATGGGCGGCGGTATATGCCACGGCCTGTGCGCGTCAAGGGGGATGTCCGGTTGACTGACCAGGAATGCGGGCTACCGGCACGGCTTCGTACCGGTCATGTGCGGTGGTGCTCGTGGCCGCATACAGCTTCGCCCGGGCTTCATCATCGAACGCCATCACGGCAAAGCCTTCGCTGGGGTAGTGGCCACCGGGGGGCTTCCCGCGGCAGTCGTCGCAGTCGCAACGGACCTGCGCGACCACGGCGGGGTCGGCGTGCCGTACGACGAGCCACCAGGTTTTCATGCCGACATCGCCTCGCCGCGGCTCCAAAACAGATCCAGCGCCAGGTCACAGCAGCGTCGCTCGAACTCAGCGCCGGAGTCGGTCTTGCCGTCCCGAACTATTTCACCGATCCGGTCAGGCCAGTCCGCGAGAATCCGCGACGCGATTTTGAGTCGGCCGGGGAAATCCGGGTTCACCATCTCAATCATTCGGTCGATGCGCCCCGGTCGGCAGAGGGCCGATGAGAGCAGCTCCGGCCGGTTCGTCGTGATGAAGGTCAGAATGCCATCGGAGCGCGAGACCCCGTCGAGGCAGTTCAGGAAGCAGTCGAAGCTGGGCCCGGTCTTTTGGGCGTTGTCCCGATCATGGTAAACGCTGTCGACGTCGTCGAACAGAACGATGCACGGGGTTTGCGCCTGCACTCGCTGCCACTCGCGCCGCAGCTCATCGTTGTAGAGCGTCGCCAGATCGAAGGCATAGATTGGCAGATCCAGGTCCTCGGCGATCGCCCGCACCAGCGTGGTCTTTCCGGTACCCGGAACGCCAGTCAGTCCGAAGCCCCGCTTCCACGGCAGGCCACGCTCACGGTGCCATTCCCGGCTGTCCAGCCAATGCCGGATTTCCTGCACCATGCCGACCGCTTCCGGCGAGAGGAACATTCGCTCGAGCGCGGAGCCGGAGTATTGGAGGGGGCCAATGTCTGCCTGCGTCCATTTCAGAATACGCTCCGATCTGAGATTGAAACAGGACTCGGTTGCGGGGCATTGCCCAGGATGACCAGGCCCATCTCCATGTGACCGGTCCAACTGGGCAGGCTTGCCATCGCTTCCGGATACGAAAACGATTCGGTGCAGATGCCCGTTGCGGCGGTTATGTCGCAATTGCATCGCATTGAAATGGTCGACGGCATCGGTCACGAACTGGTCGGAACTTATCGTCCCGCGAAAGAACGAGATCGAAAGCGGGCGAGCGTCGATCACCTGCTGGTCGGCATTATTGCCCGTTCGGCTCGTGCGACTGACCCAAACCGGAACCCGATCAAGCCAATAGACCCGCGTTCCCTTGCCGAGCGTCTCCGCCGCAATCGTCATCTGCCGGCCTTCGGGGCGAACGAAATCAATCCAGCCGTGATAGGTGCGCAGACCGAATCGCGAGGGCTGGCACTTTTGCCAGAGGTAGGCGCTCACGGCCTCCGCGGCGCCGTCGGTGACTTCGATCGTCACGACAACGCGGCTGTACGCCTGTAGCGCGATCGATTTGCACTGCCCCCAGAACGCGGTGATCGCAGCAATGATCCCGCCGGCGAACAGCCATTCCATGCCCGGAATCCCTCCGGTGGCGTTGTCCATGTCACTCCCGCGTTTCATTAAGCGTTTGTTTCACGCCATCGAGCGTGCGTTTGATCCGGAGTCGTGCCCGCTGCTCATCCCACGCGCGCCGCTCTGCCACCGTGATCTTGCCGTCGGCGATTGCCTCGCGCAGAAGTTCGCGCGCGTCGGCGTCATCCTTCACTTCACTGGCGATGGCACGGTAGTCCCATTCGTCGATTTCCGAGTTGTCGACGTGATCGTCCCACGCGCGATTAAGCGACCAGACGATTGTCCCGAACGCCATCATCACGGCGGTAATTCCGGCGACGATCTTCCATACAGGCGTGTCGTTGTCCATGCTGCTAATCACCGCTCGTCCCGAACCGTGGTGTTCGGCTTTCCCACCACCTCCTCGTGGTCGCCCAGCTCGGAAATCCCCACGCCGCTGAGCCCCACGTATTCTCGCCCAGTACTCGTGTCCCGGATGATGTAGATCCCTCGGCGATTGTTGTATGCCAGATCGTCAGACAGAACGCCCACGCGCTCGACTTCGAATCGGGCCGCGCTTTCCAGTTTGATACCCGTCGATGCGGGCGACGACGTCTTGAGAGGCGTGTCGGGCTCGGGCACGCAGCCGCACAACAGAACCAGCAGGAGTGAGCGCTTCATGTCCGGTGCCTTTCACAGGGTTCGACCTGCCCGGAAAGGCCGATATAGCAGTCGGGGCAGTTTGGTTTCGGCTCGGCGTTGGCCTGAATCTGGGCAACTTCCGCCAAGGCCGGAATCGCCGTCGGTGAGCCGTAGCCAAACGATGCCCACGGGTATTCCCGGAACGGCCGCTCGACCATTTCCTTGTGATCGGCTGGCGTGAAAGGGCCCAACTGATCGGTATCCCGAGGCATCGCGTAATGGGTCGCGCACTCGAGTGACCAGCACTGTGTACCCTGCATAGGTTCCGTGCGAAAGACCCAGCACCTATTGTCGAGGCGAGCAAGCCCGATTTCGATTGTGCCCATTCCGTCATCGAATCGCACCAGTCGCCACTTCTGCGAATCACCGCTGGCACGCAGACGCTCAATCGTCTTCGGCCCCACGTGGCGCCAGTCGTGCCCGTCCGGCAGTCCGAGTCTCTGACGGGCCGAGAACAGCACGGGCACGTCTTGATCCTTGGCTATGGCGACCGTCCCGCAACCGCCGCTGAATCCATCGCATATCCATCGACCCTGAAAATCGATTGTCATCGCCTCGGTCGTCTTGCGGCACATTGGGTTCGAGCAGATCGGCGTCTCGATGACCTGCGGGACCGCCTTAGTGAAACCCACTCCTGGTAACTGAACGACCCGTGATGTCACGCTGCCCTGCATCACCGACGCGGGAACATCGCGACGGTAGATTCCTGCGTGACCGGGCACCGGCACGAATCCGATGGACTCGAATGGGTTGCCGAAGGGATGGCCGAAGGTAATGTGATCAAGCTTGCACTCGCCGAGATCCATTCGCTTGACCGGTGGCGCTGGCATCACTGCCTTCTCGACATCTCGGGCCAGCTCTTCCACGCACTGGACCAGGCACTCCTGCAAGTTGATGTCGCCAGTTCGATAGGCATTCAAAAGCTGCGCGATCGTCGACGACTTTTCCGCGACCCGCTCAATCCTGCGAACGGTGTCGTGATTCTCGATTTCGCGGCGATGGCCCTTCGTGTCCACCTCGATCTGCACATGACGAGACTGGCCTAGCCATAGCGTCGTTCCCATCGGCATATCCCTCGCTCTCTGGACGTTCCCGGAATCGTCACCGAACACGTCTCACCCCCTGTTCCCGAAAATAACAGTCTTCTCCTGAACCTCGACGCACCCGCACTCGTGCACGCGAACCTCGGTCACCGGGATCGGATCGCCGCGTTTGATCCTGCGCTGCAGGCCGCTGATCGCGTCGGCGATTTGCTCGCCGAGCTGTTTGTCGCCAGCCTGCTGTTCGAGACGGTTCATCCGCTCTCCAATTCTTCCTGGAGCTTGCCAGCCAGAAAACGCTCAGCGCTCTCCCGAAGCCGCAGGCAAATCTGATCCCCGGTCCGAAATGGAAACCACATTTGCCCCGTCTCTGTCTGCTTCGGCTCCGGTGGCTCCGTCTCCTTCAGGATTCGAAACGCCAGATCAATCTGCTCGGCCAAACGCATCCCGTGCCTCCTCATGCGGCTGCGGAATCTTCTCATTCACCGTCACGCATCGCAAGCCGAATTGTCGCAGCGCGGCCTTCAAGACCTGCTTGAGCCGTACGCACGGGGGGGCGGTCGTCGCCTGGCACCGCGCGCAGGCGAATGACGAAATCCGCGGTCGCATCACTTGGTCTCTGGTTTCGCATTCGGGCCGGCCTGGGGGGCCTCTGGTGGTTTCTCTGGAACGGGCTGGGCTGCCGATGTAGCATCTCCCGCGCCAGATTGACGCGCCGCCTCCGCTCTATGTTCATCCAGGATCTCAGGGTGCCCGATGAGCTCCTGGCGGATCGCCGCGAACTGTGACATGTCGATGCGGTGCTCGTTTTCGACCTTGAGGCGCCCGCTCTGCTCGATTTTCAGGTTCTCACGAAATCGCCGCGGCCGATACGCCCGCAGCAGCACCTGCAAGAGCCCATCGGAATACTTTCGAACATAGCCGCAGATTGCGCCCTTGTAGAATACCGGTTCATCAACGCCCACCATGGCGCGCCGGCGGGCCTCGCGCTCCAAACCGTCGGCTGCCTGGGCACAAGCCTCGCGGAAGGCCAGTCGATATTCCGGGTCTTCCATCCATTCGTAGTGCGTGCGACGGCCAACGCCGGCGATCTTGGCCGCATCCGAAATGTTACCAACGCTCGCGAACGCCGCGAGAAAAGACCCCCGCTTCAGTGTGCGGTTTTGTGCGGTTTCTGCCGGCCGATCGGCAACAGGCGCAAAGGCTTGCGCGAAGGCTTTCTGCGACACGGGGGGAGAGGGCTGGGGTGTGGATGGCGCAGCGGGACTCACCCGGACGGATGCTCGCGTCCTCCTGTCCCGCTTCTTGCCAGCCGATTTCTGTTTTCGTTTTTTTGCCATAACGCACGAATCGTCGCAGACTTACTGCTGGTGGGAAGTCCGGTTGACTCTCGGCAAGGCAGTCGTACAGTCCCCGCATGGCCAAGAAATCTCTGTCCAAAAAGTCGCCAAAAGCGCGCCAAAAGGCCTCCGGCATTGAGAGCGTGAAGCCGCCCACACGGGCCGCAGCGCTGAGAAAGAAGGCCAAGGGTGCGTGGAAGAACCCGCCGGAAGAGACGGCGGGCGAAACGATCGGAACGCAGGACGGCATCATTCGCGACCGGATCAAAGAACTGCGGCGGGTCCCCGCCTCGCAGATCGTCGGCGCGCCATGGAACTGGCGTACGCACGACCAAGAACAAGCCGACGCCGTGGCGGGCTCGCTGGTAGAGCTGGGGATCTTCAGCCCCCTCGACACACGCGAATTACCCGACGGCACATTGCAACTCATCGACGGTCACCTCCGCCAGGATTTGATTAACGCTCGCGTCGGCCCAGAGACGCTGATTCCGTGCAGCGTCTGCGATCTCAGCGAATCCGAGGCTCGCAAGGCGAATCTGATTAAAGATCCGCTGAGCGCCATGGCGGGTGTAGACAAGCAGAAACTCGACGACCTCTTGCGCGAGACGAACACCGGCAGCGAAGCGCTGGCCAAACTGTTCGACGAGCTGGCGAAAGCGAACGCGATTGTGCCACCAGAGGAATCCGGAGGTGGGTTGCCCCCAGCTGATCGATATACCGTCGTCGTCGAGTGCGAGTCGGCCGCACAACAGACGGAATTGCTGGAACAGTTTCAGCGGGACGGGCTCAATTGCCGGGCGGTTATTTCCTGAGAGCGTTCCGTGCTCGTCCCCGCCGTCATCGCCCTCTTCCTCGCCTGGTGCGAGCGCCACCGCTCAGAACCTACTGCCAAATTCTACCGTAGTAACCTGCGCCGGTTCCGAGACAAGTTTCCCGCCCGTCACTTTGCCTCGCGCGTCCCCGAGGCGCCGGTCCAAACTGGCTTCACACCGCTCGACATCGATGAATATCTCGACGACGCCGGCAAAGGACTGAGCGACACGACCCGCCGACACCAAGCCGTCGCGCTGGAGACCTTGCAGAAATTCTCCATCGAGCAGAAATTGATGCCGGGCCGCATCTTCGAGAAGCTCGAAAAGCCGCCGATGGGGCACAGGGACGAAATTCTCAGCGACGACCACGTAAAGCGCCTCCTCAAAAACGCCCCGCCGGCGTTTCGCCTGATCTTCACCGCCCTCTTGCAAACCGGATGCCGCCCGGCCGAACTGTGCCGCCTCACGATCCCCGACGTGCTCAAGGCACCGGGCCGATTCGTCGACGTCATCGAACTCAAGATCCACAAGACGGCACGCAAGACGGGCAAGCCACGGCTCGTCCCGATCGGCAAGAAATTCGCGCGGCTGCTCTGGCTGGCCATCGGTGAGCGCCGCGAGGGGCCGGTGTTCCGCAACGCGCGGGGGAGGGCGTGGACTCCGGATACGCTGGGCAAGGCGTGTCGGAGGATCAGGGAACGGGAGGGGCTGCCGCGAAGCGTTATCGTCTATCTCGCGCGCCACACGAATGCGACGCTACAACTTGAATCGGGGCAGGACATCAAGACTGTCGCAGATTTGCTCGGACACAGCAGCACGAAGACGACGGAAAAATACATTCACCGGGACATGCGGCAGTTGCGCGGAGATCAGGACCGTATATGAGCGGCGCGGGCATCAGTGCGCTCACCGATCTGTCGGGGCAGTTGTTGCCGGGGTTTGCGGTTTAGTCACCCGTCTATGGTCGATTGATGGGCTGTTCTTCGTCCAAAATTCTATCCCTCTCCGTCCCCCTCAAACCTCATCCGCCACTGATCAGTCGGCGATCTCTTCACTGGCGCCTCGCGCACCAGCGCCATCCCGAATGCATCCGCGACCGCGGCATAGAGCTCTTCGGGCGGCAGAAGGTAATAGTGCCCCTCGAGCCGCACGACCAAGCCTCGATTGCAGATCGCGACATCGGGAACGTTCTGCCGGCGGCTTTGATCCGTCATGGCCCACAGCCCCGTGAAGTCCTGTAGCTCGGTGCGCTCGACCTGCCGGAGACGAACGTTGACCGCAAACCCGGTTTTGACGTTGAGGTCCATCTTGCGCGGCGCCCGCAGGTCCTGCATCGACGTGAGCAGCTTGGCGGGTTCGAGGAGGTCGTGCCGGGGTGTCACGCAATGCACGGCGCCAGCGTCGATAACCTGGCGGCATTTCTGCTCGTCCGGCTTCCCCCTCGTCACGAGACCATTCTCGGCGGCCGCGGCCAACAGCAGCATCAGGTGCGCCGCGTCGACCGTGGCCTGGATCTCGGCGCGCGACTTTCCTTCGAAGAGATCGGCGGCGACTTCGCTGTCTTCAACTGCTTCCGTGTTCATTGATCCTCCGGTGATTTCAGTCCCTCGCGCGGCCGTCGGGACACTCTTTACAGGCCGGCCCCTGCGCCGTTTTCTTCTGCGGACTGGCACTATACAGCAGGAACCCGCAGCGGACGCAAGGTGTGAATGACTTGATGCCCCCGACCTTGAGCCCCACCCCCGTCACCACCGGCGAGTACTTCTCCGGGTCGATCCCGCGGCGCTCGAGCAGGTCCAGCGCCATGCGCTTCGCCGAGTCGACGGCCAGGTCGGGCGTTTCCGCCGGCACCCATTCCTCGATGCGCACCAGGTGCATGTCGGACTTCACCGACATCCCCGGCAGGTTCGGATTGCGGGCCCGCAGATGCGTCATTGCAATCGTGAGGCTCCCCGGCTTCGGCTTTGTCTCTCGGAAATACTTGAGGATCTTCCGCTGTTCCTTCGGGTCGAGATCGCGAAGATTGGCCGCATCCCGCGCGCTGAACTCTTTCCCGACCGCTTCCTGAATCTCTTTGACACAGCCCTCTCGCACCAGCTTTTCGTCTTCGCTCTCCTCGCGGGCGCGCTGGAGCGTTCTCGGGGAGATGCCCGATTGCCGCGCCAGCTTTTCGTCGCTGGGGCGCTTAATTCCGCCATTTGGCGGATTTTCCTGATCGGCATTTCCCGAGGTTTTCGACGGTCGGCCGCGCGGCAGCGGCGGGTACAGCCGGACAAGAACCGCGGCGATTTCCCCCGGATTGAGTTGCCGCCGGTCCAAATCTTCCATCTCGATCAGCTTGCGGGCCGCGGCCTCCTGATCGGGCCGCGTCTTGCACCGCCGGAACATCGGCAGTTCTTCGAACTCGCAGAACCATGGCGGCTGTCCGGTCTCCAGACAGGCCAGCAGCCGATTCGCCCCCGACAGGATCTTCTTTTCCCAGCGCACAATCGGATACCGCAGACCGAACTCGCCCACGCTGTTGCGGAACCGCGTCCATTCGGTCTCGTTCATCCGCCGGACGTCGGCCTGTAAATGAATCGCGTGCCGCTCGTACACCCCGATATGCGTTGCCGTCACCGTCACCGCGATCATGCGTGCTCTTCCCGGTTCGTCGCGTAATGCGCTCCATCGGATTAGCCCAGCCGGCCCTCCTGTCGCCGGCAAACCTACTTGTCTCGCAGCTTCCGTTTCTCCTCCCGCGCCAGCCGTTTTTCCATTCGTTCCCTGGCCCCCGGATAAACTTTGTCAAGCATTCCCGAAAAGCACCGCTGGCACGTGCACGCGATGCGCTCCTCCTCCGGCACGGGGATTCGCGCCTTCGGCCTGTCGATCATTTGCGTTTCGACAAATCCGCAGGGACAAACGTAGTGCAGCTGGCGTTGGCCAAGCATTTGACATCCGAGGCGATCAGTAATTCGAGATCCTGTTTTTCGGCATCATCGCCACGGGTTCCTCTTCTCGGCAAATCTGGTAATCCATCACATAGGCATCCTCATTGGAATCAGCATAGAACCGGCGCAAAACCCCGACGGCGCTGAATCCATGCGCAGCGAAGAACTTCTGCGCCGCCAGGTTCGTCTCGCGCACCTCGATGACGATCGCCTGGCGCCGCTGTTGCGACAGTTTATTGACCAGCTTCTCGACCATCCGCCTGCCGACACCGAGCCGGCGGAAAGCGGTTGCCACCGCAAAATTCAGGATGTGCAGCTTCGTCCTGTGCAGCTCGTAGACCATGAAACCGACGACACGGTTTTCGTGCTCGGCCACCATCCCGATGCAGTTGCGCTGGCGCAGGCACGCCAGAAAGTCTTCTTCGTTCCAGTTAAACTCGAAGCTATCGCGCTCGATCGCCAGTACTTCGGGCATGTCGCGGCGGATCATCCATCGAATCTGAAATGCAATCGACGAGGATTCCATCACGGGCCTCCCGGCAAGAGCACCTGGAACTTGAACCGCCCCCAGATCTCCGGGAAGGCGTCGCGCGCCGCTCGGCAGGCTCCCTCGAGATCCCAATTGCCGCGGAGCACGAATGCGCTGTTGCTGTTCATCCGGCTGTCGCCAGAGCGGTCCCAGAAGCTGAGAATCGTCCAGCTGTTGGCGGTCCAGGCATTGAAGTGCCAGAGGGCCGCGCGGCCTTCGACTTGCGGTAGACCGGGAGGCAGCAGGCTCGCGTCGAGGATCTGCCAGCGGATGGGGAAGTCCTTGGGGAGGTGGTTCTCGCGCATCCGGTGGCCGCCGACGGAATACAGATAGTGCCCGACGTCGTGGGTCCAGACGCCGAAGAATAGAACGTCGCTATTCATTCGGGTCGCTCCACGGTCATGACGAGGTGAATCTTCGCCTTCTTGCCGACGGGCCAGCCCTTGCAGATCGTGGCGTACATTTCGCGGAGTCGCCGCAGGCCCTCTTCGTAACAGGTCCAGTCGCCCTTCTTCTCGCGGCATTCGTCGGTGACGACGACGTGCGCGACGCTGCTGCCGGGGATGGGGGTTGTCACGTGACCAGCTCCCCGTTCCGCAGGAACACGTGCCACTTCGGCGTCTGAATTGATCCGGCGCCGGCATCACACGTCAGCCCGTTTTTGTCGACAGTGATTAGCGGCGGCGTCCCGTGCCGGACCCAGCACTTGTGGGCGTTGTCGTTTGGCTGCGTGCAATTGCTGGCCCGCGAATCGACGGTCCAGTCATGGCCATCGGGGCACTTCACGACCAAGCAATGTCCGTCAGGTCCGCGGTTCCAATTAGTCGCCTCGTGAATCATCCAGTCGGCGTACCACATCGCACCTGGCGGCGCCTCTTCGGTCGTCATGACTGCGCCGGTGTCTTGGCGCCAATAAAGCCGGCGTACAAAAAGCTGGCGCTGGTCGAGGCCGCGAAATTCGTATTCGCAGTGTTCACATTTCTTTGGCCAGCGCGGATCGTCTGCCGGCCAGCGCTCCTCCTCAATTCGGCCGTGCGCATTGAGCTGAAGCGGGGCGTCGTCGAGCAATACCATCGCGTTGTGGTAGTTCAGTGGCCCGACGCACTTCGCGGTCGAAGAGAAAACAAAGCGCCGTAGCCAGCGGCGCTGGCTCTCGATCGCTTCAAGGAAAAAGCATTTGACGCCCATTCACTGTCCCTCCGCCAGCCGCTTCAGAATCGTCGCCTTGGCCTCAACGCCTCGCTCCGTTAATCGCTTGCCATCGCGAAACTGCTGGTAGTGCACGAACTCGTGGGCGATAGTGTGCTTGGCGTGATCGATCCACTCGGCGCGGCTCATCTCGCTTCGAGGGAGCGGAATGCCGGCGATATAGATGGAAGGTCCGGTCGTGTAGAAGAGACCGAATCCCGACATGACCTGCTCCTGGTCGGTGCCCACAACAAGGCCGGGAACGATATGCACCTTGAGCGCATGGCGAACGATCACGAACCGCGCGAGCAGCTTCGTAAACTCCCGGAGTCGTCGGCCGACGTCATCGGCGACGCCCTGGTAAACACGGACTGAGACGCGACCTTTCATGCCGCGAACTCCTTCCCCGCCGCCGCGGCTGCCAGGCGCACCGCCATGAAATGCGCCGCGCAGCACTGCGACAAGTTGTTGAGCAGTTCGGGACGCTCCGGGCTAGCGTGGGCCTCGCGCTGCATCCGGTCGAGCGCTCGGGTCTGGGCGCGCAGCCTGGCTGGCGACGGGGGCTGCATCAGTCTGCCGCGGTCGTAACTCATTCCGGCCTCGCGTCATGCAGATCCAACGTGTCGCCGTTATCACTGACGATTTTTTTGCGTCCGCCTCGCCATACGACGGGAATCGCCTTGTACAACGACATCCGCGCTTGATACGACAGATGCGCCTCCCGGCATTCCCGCGAACAGTAATGATGCGGCTTGCTGTCGATCATCGCGCACTCCCGCTTGATCGCCGTCCGGCCGCAGTCGCCCCATGCGCAGGTTCCGAAATCAGGAAGCTCGTCAATTGGCGCCCTCCTTGTCGGCCGCGATAGCCGCCTCGAATTCCATCAGTCGCTCGCGGGCCTGCGCCTCGTAGAAGGCCCGTCCGATCTGCTTCTCGCCCCACGAGATCAGCCAAACGTTGTTTGGAATCGCATTCGGATCGCAGACGGCCCGGCCGTGCGCCGAGTAAAGCGTGTGAACTCCGAAGCAGGTGCGTTTGACGATGGCGGCCATTACGTTCCGGCCTCCGCATTCATGGCATTCCGCGTCAGCCCGAAATCCCTCTTCTTGATCTTCACCATGCTCCCGTCGGCGCGGTGCCAGACGATGCCCTCGATGCTGATCTGCGACAGCCAGTCGCGAATTGCGTCGAACGTGCGCGGACAGCTCGGATAGATCACGGCTCCGTGCCGCACGAGAATGTGATCCGGTAAACCCTCGGGATTGCGGTTGATCTTCGGTCCGCACAATTCGTAAGTGCCGTCAACCAGGTCGCCGCGGCCCTCGCAGAATCCGTCGCTCAAGAGACATTCGCCAACGGCAAACGCCTCGCGGAACCATCGGTCATCCGGCCGATCGCCGACTGGTAGCCATCCCGGATGATGACCACTGACAGGATCAGGCTCTTGCGCCGGCTCAAATCCCGGTGGCGGCGTCTTCCCCTGCTTGGCGTCATAACGCTTGTAGAGCACGCCGCCGCGAATCATGCAGCAGGTGCCGTCCCACTTGCGCGTAGCGACTCCATCGCCAGCGACGACCCATTCGGCCCCCGGCACGATCTCGTCGCGCACCAGCCGATCGCCGTCGTAATTCCGCTGAAACAGGCTGATAATCTTCTTCATGTCGATCCCTCCCCGCTTTCGAGTTTCTCCTGCAATCCCGGACTCAGCCGCTTCCACAGATTGACGCCGGCCAGCTCCTCGAGTTTGTCGGTCACCACTTCGTAATCGCGGAACGTGGCACCCTCGGGAGGCTCCTCATTCGGGACAAGCCAGCTCTGCATGGCGAACTCATTGCCATGCTGCACCAGCACGGCTTTGGCGCAGTAGGGCGGGACCTGCTGATGGTTCAGGCCGATTGACTTCACCGTGTAGGTCGCGTCCCGCTTGCCCCAGGAACGCGGATAATCGTCCGGGGTCCAGACCGTCAGGGTCACAACCCAGACGACAACGCCCGGCTTGCAGAGCGACTGAATGTAGTCCTCGAGGTGCCGCCAGAGCTGCTCGTTGAGAGTTTTGTTCTGCGGAAATGCGTTGCGGATCGTAAAGGTGGCCCGCATTCGTTCGGCCGTGTCGCTGTGGTTGTCGGCGCGGGCTGCGTGTCCACGGTCGTAGAGGTGCGTGAAGCCGTTGTAATCGTCGGGGCTCGACGGAAATTCTTTCTGCTCGTGCTCATCGTGATGAAAGCCCAGATCGCCGCGCTTCACTTCGCCGAACGATTTCGAAGTGAGCCGCTCGAGCGTCCAGTCGGGGACGCGCCTCGCGCCGTTCCAGCTCAGGGCCCAGCCGCCGGGCATCGGGTCCCACTCCCTCGTTGGCGCGAAATCAGAGAGCTGGTAGTGAGGCGGCTCGGCGCCGCATGACGGGCGCAGCACCCAGCCGACGACGAAGCCGAACGAGATGATGGCCACGGCGAGGGCGAGATAGCGCAGCTTGTCGTCGCGGTCGAAACCGGGTTGAGGCGTCATATAGCGCGCCTCCGGCGACGGAATCCCTGCCGATGGAACCCCACGCGATGGTCGATCACGGCCAGGGTTGCCGTCTGTTCGCATTGGCAGCGCGTCTTCCCGACCACAAACGCACCGCAGGAAGAGCACCGATCCACGGGCTCAAAATCATCCGTTCCGTCCGGCGCCACGCTTTCCACAGCCGTGGCCAGATCGGGATGCAGCCGCGCGACCTGTTCGGCGGCCAGTCGGGGCGAAGTCGCCTGCACCTGGATGTTGGTAGGGCGAAGCAGCACGGTGAATGTCTGGCGATGAGGCGCAATCACGGCTCACCCCCGAACGCGTCCTCGGGGATCTCGACCGGCATATCAGGCACCTTCGTCGGGAACAACTCCATCGGCGGCAACGGTGGCCACGGCTCGGGACGGCTCGCGAAATGATCGCGAACCTTCTGTTTCCGGTATTCAGGGAACTCGGGATCTTCCGCCCAGATGGCGCCGTCGAGGAAGGGATTGGCTCTGTCCCAGGCGTCTATTTCACAGATGGATTCAAGGGCCGACATAAATGCCCCCGAACAGCAGAACGCCCCCCCCCGGAACCGCTGGCGCTCTCCGCCGCGCCCGATCGAATATGTCGGCTCTTTCCAGGCATCGTCATCGAGCACGATCACATGCGTCCGTTCGATCTTCAGGCGCCGGGCCAGAAAGTACGGATGGTCGCGCTTGAGCTCGCTTCGGACCACAGCGGATCGCCAGTCGTTGCCCAAATGAATCGTCAGCTTCATCGCGCCCGATGGCTGCGGCGGCCCGGTCATCAATGCAGTAACTAAAATAAGAATCGAGGCATTCACAGAAATAAGGCCCAAAGCAAAATAAGAATCGGGACCACAAACCCGACGCCAGCCCCGCCACAGGTGCCCTGAAGCGTGCCGGAGTGAGCGAATCCCAGTAGTCCGCCGGCGATGCCAAAGATGCCCCACACGAGGCCCACGGCCACGGCAAACCAGTATTCGGCGTCGTCGGTGTCTTTAGGTTCCATGTCAGTCAGTGAGAGGCGGCGGGTTCCGCGTGATTGTCATCCGCGATCGCGTGCTGCGCGTCCCATTCCTCGAGCAGCGCCATCGGCATCTTGTATTCGCGCATGAACTCGATCAGGTTCTCACGCGGGACACGTCGTGCCTGCGAACCAGGGATTTGGTAGCCGCGCAGCTTGCCGGCGTCGAACCATTTGGAAACCGTGCGCGGCGCGACCTTCAGGATTTGCGCAACCACGCCGGTCGTCATTATTCGTCTGTTATCCTTCATGCGTTCATCCTGATCGGTGAGTCGATAGTGCGCGTTTTCTCGAATTGTCTGGTCCGGTTGCGCTGCGCCTCCCGAATCTTGAGGATGATCGCGGAATGCATCTGGCTGACGCGCGACTCCGATAGATCCAGGTGCGTGCCGATCTCGCGCATCGTGAGGTCCTCGACGTAGTACAGCAGCAACACGATCCGCTCCGACTTCGACAGGCCCTTCGTGAGCCCGCGCAGCGTGTCGTTGAGGGATTGCCTTTCCGACCAGACGGTTTGACGCGGGTCTGTGTATTGCTTGAAAGCCTCATCGCCACGGTCGTTGAAGCCCACCAGTTCGACCAGCGATTGCATGTGATTCGTGACGACTTCGCCCTTCTTTTCCTTGACGCGCTCGAGCCTTGGCACCCAGTCCTCGTTGCGGATTCCGTCGACCATCGCGCCATTGATGCGCGTGCTGGCAAACGTGGCGAACTTGAGCCCGCGGCCGGGATCGAACCGCTCGATGCAGTCCACAAGGCCCAGATAGCCATAGCCGACCAGATCACCCTCCTCGATCTGTGCGGACGTTGGCATCCGGCTGCGCTTGCGGCGGGCCATGTCCCACAACCACGGGACGTAAGCCGTGGCCAGCGCATTGCGGTTCTCAATCGACCGATCCGCCCAGTAATTCTTCCAGAGCTGTTCGGTGTCATTCACGGGCCTGCCGGTCGAGTGTCACGTCGATTCGGAAATTTGCTGGCCTGCGGTGCGTTCGGGTCCCCGCCCGTGGCGCGAATATGCTCGCGCTGGATCGCCTCGTAGACTTCCTGGCGATGCACCGGGATTTCCGTGGGAGCCTGAATGCCCAGCCGGACCTTGTCGCCGCGAATATCCACCACGGTGATCACGATGTTGTCACCGATGATGATGCTTTCGTCGCGTTGCCTCGATAGAACAAGCATCGTGCCTCCGGGTTCGTGTATCCGTTCGGTTACTTGGTTTTGATGTCCCGCGTTTTCATCCACGCCCGCCAGAACCTGATGTCATCGCCTTTGCCCCAGCCGACAAACCGGTGCCACTTTCCGTCCTTCTCGCCGCGCCAATAGATGCACGGTGCGATCGTGTTAGCCGGCGGGTCGAGTTTGACGATCCGGCCGCGGAAGACATGGAACGGGGGACTGTCGAGATCCGTGCGCTCGAAGTCCCGGTCCTGATCCCGGCAGTGCTGACACCACTTCGCCGAGTAGATGTAGAGAAGCGGGGTCGCCTCCGGTTCAGCCCCGCTCAGCGGCACGAGCCCGCCCAAGAGCGCCAGCACGATAATGAACACAATCAGGCAGGCGATGCCGAACGGGTCATCGTCGAGATGAAATCGCGGGTCGGGGTCTCGCTCGAGGCCCCAGCGAAAACGGGCCATAATCAATTCGAGGGGTGTTTGAACTTGCGGCGCCGAAGGCCGCGGATTGTTTCCGTGCTCTCTCGCTGCCGGAGGTGATGCAGGGTGACCGACCGCCGATCGACGATCCCTGTAATCCGCTCCACGTGCCTTGTCCCGAGGCGCTGCATCGTGCCGTTGGTGAACCGGCCCATCTCAATCCGCTTGATGTGCGGGCCGACCCATTCGCGGGTCAAGATTCCCCGATGCCCGGGAACGTGCTTCGATATGTGGGTTTTTAGAACGCAGCCCATGGTGTCCCTCCGTGAGTAGAAAAAAGACCC